TCAGCTATCTCTTTCCAGAGATGCAATAGGCTTTTCAAAGCCCCTCCTTAATAGAGGTCGCTTTCCTAGCCTATAGCTGGGCTCAGAAACGCTGTCGCTTAGACCGCTCTCTCGTTATCCAAACGTGAGCTGCATCAAGCAACAAGTCGATAATTATCTTAACGACTTGTGACAGCACTCTCGAGCAGATTCCAGATAAAGATAGCCCACATGATGAGGATCAAACTGAACCCCATCAATTTAAGGGCGAATCCGTAGTCAGGAATCAGTTCTCGCCAGCAAGTAGCTTGCTGACGAGCGCGTCCGAAGATGCGGAAAGCTGCGTCTTAAACCCCTGCCAAATGGCCAGGGCCTCAGCCGCAGTGTAACCGACGATGGGCACGTCGAAAACGACGTAATTGCTCATCCCCACCTTCACGTTCGTCGAAGTGATGAACGGGTCGGTGGTGATCTTCGAATGCTCGAGCCGGAGAACTCGCCGATTCCTCTTCCCGTAGGAATTGGAAGCGGTGAGCTTCACCAGACCGTCCGAGGACATGTACTCAGATCCGTTGTTGCCCGTGTTGACACGGGGCAACGAAATCGGGGTACCCGAAATCGTAACGGTCTGGGGGTCTGAAAACGCCATAGGCGATCTCCTTTGCCTTCTCTATGCAGAAAAGGCGATTTGGTGGTTTACGGTAGTGTCATTACTACCTCTACCATCGGGTCAAGCCCAATGCCAGAGATATGGCCTGTTGGCGGATGGTTAGTCCGTCAAACGTAAGGCCAAACCCAAAGGGGTTTGCCCTCCTGCGTATCTTTGTCTCTGTGACAAAGGTTAGCGGGGTAGCACGGTTTCTCGAAGGAATAAGTTCCTTCGGAGGACCGTGGGTATAGGTATCTTTCACTATGGTATGTTCCATAATGTACCCATACCGCATAACCAGACCATCGATGGCCCAATCGGTGATGTTTGAAACAACATCACCTGTGTTGGTGAACCAATCGATAGCCCAGCTCCAAGGGGACAAGTTCCAGACTACGTCTGGCGTAAGTGATAGGCCAAGAAGTTTCTTAGCCTCCTGTGCATGACGTGCCATAGCCGCACGGCCACCATAGCCGCTTGGCATATGATACGTAAATGCACCGGAAAACCACCTACGTTGGGTCTTCTCACGGACCCTAACTACGTCACCCTTAGAAGTTCCATCGAGTGTACTACCTCCCCATTGGCTCGGCCCGTAAGGGTCGATACCTGTGGATAGGGTAGTCACCTCGGAACTTCTGAGTACCGGGAAGTGGTACTGACGTCGAACCTGGCGGCCGGAATCTCGCTCATACTGTTCAAGAACAGTGTTAGCGTGATTCACAGCATATGCGAATTTACGCATATCGCTGATTATCGGCTTCCATCCGAATTCACTGTTAAGATACTCCGAGCTTGCTTTCTTAGCCAAGCTCGTCTTATCTTTCCAAAGGGTGTGACCAATCAGAGCAGGCAAGCCTTCTCTGAATAGTTCACCCAAGAATACGGAAGCGTCAGCCACTGAGTTAGTGGGCTTGCATTTAGCAACGGCGCTAGCCCCCAACGCATCAAGTTGAGCATTGCTCGAATTGAGAGGCGGTGGGTATCCCTTTTGGGATTGGTTAGGCGTCGTAATGCCAAACGTTGACGATGGCTGGATGGGCCAGATAGGGCCGGTATAACTACCGGATATCCTTTGCTGGACTCCACCCGCCAAGGTGTTGATCTTCGATGACGTAGCAGTCTTACGGTGATCCTGAGATACAGTTGTATCTAGGGGCACAACATAAGTCCGCTGCGTAAAGAAGTCACCACCAACGTCACCCAAAGCATTCCCTTTACGGGGACGCTGTTTGAATGGGTGCCCTTCCGAGACAGTGATCTGTCTCCCCTTGATCTGTTCTAACGACCCACTACCCTGATTTGTATTACTGTTTCCAGTATTCAAATTAGTGGTAGTAGTCCTTCCAGACCACGTACCTAGATGGTATACGG